CTGTTTAGCTTTTCCGTGCTTTCTTGCGCTCTTGCCTCTTCGCTTGCAAAAGTTAGTATTGCCGCTCCCGCCGCTATTGCTAGAGACGGAATTCCACCCAACAACGCCGATCCAGCCCGCAAAGCCTTTCCTAGTGAGGTTATTTTTTTTGCTCCTTGTTCAGCAGGTTTCATCCCTAAAGCGCTGTTCAGCCCCTTTGATTTCTTTTGCCCTGCATCCATCTCAGCAGACATTTCTTTTATTTTAAGCGCTAGACTGCTAACAGCACCACCCGCGGCAAAGGAACCTTGCACAAACTTGCCTGCAAAAACTAGCGCCGCGAATGTAGCAAGCTCAACTAATTTATCTAAGTTTTCACTGAGAAATATCATTGAGTCGCCAAAAGCTCTCGCTACTCCGTTATTTGCCTCAAACTCGCCAAAAAACACTACCGCGTTATTCTTTGCCTTGACTAGCTTTTCAGACATAGTTTCGATTCTTTTGTTAAATCGCTTTTCTATGTCAGCCTCTACTCTTTGTATGGACTGTATCACTATTTCACTCGTAAGCTTGCCTTGGTCAGCCATGCTTTTAAGTTCGCCGCGCGCAACACCCAAGTTTTTCGCAATAGCGTCCAAAATCGCTGGCATTTGCTCACTTGCAGAATTAAACTCCTCACTACGAAGAGCGCCAGCACCAAGAGCCTGACTTAGCTGAAGAAGCGCACCACTGGCTTCCATTGTTGTGGTGCCATTTAGTTTTATTGAGCGATTTATTGTGCTAGTAACTTTTAAGAGATCTTCGTTACTTATAACGTTGTCGCCAATTGATCTACGCATTCTTGCATAAAGAGTTGCGGTATCACTTATAGAGGAATTCGTTGCGTTTGCTTCTTGCCTTATTCCTTCAAGTGTTGCAACAAATTGCTCTTGAGTTTCTGTAGTGTCAAATATCTGGTTCCGCAGGTTTATGTACTGATCTGCCGCATCTGCGTAAAACTTTGCCCCAATCGCTGCCGACACCCCTTGAAACACTTTTGACAGCCTTGCGCCAGAATCAGCGAGCCTTTCTTGTTGCTGTGTTAGGTTTACTGCGCTTGCAGTGGTCACTTTATATGCTGACTGCTGGTTTTTTAAGTGCCTTTGTGTGCTTGAAAAAGCAGCAGCAACTTTTTCCGAGCTTTTAACAACACCCACGCTCATTTTTGCATGTGAGCTAGATATTGAGTCAAAATCCTTTTGCATTCGTTTTGTTGCGGCGCTTGTTAATGCTCCCATCGACTGGAGGGAGCTTTTAAACTGCGTATCATTGAGCCTTACAAAAAACTCTATTCCTTTTTTAGCCATTTTCAGCCCTCGTTTTCGAAAACATTTTGGGGATCAGCGCCGATTTGAGCTTGTTTCGCCAGTCTACATCTGGAAGCTCAGGGCTCGACTCTTTGCTTGTTTGTTTGTGGTGAGATATTGCCAGTGTGTATGCGGCGGAGTAAGGGAGAGAGTAAAACTCGCTATGACTAACGAGTTTATTTAATTTCAAGTAGATGTATAAATTTTGTACGTCTACAAGCTTTTCAGGCACCTTTTTAGTGCTTCCACTTTTTTTTTTATTACCTTTTGACTGCTCAAACGCTACATAGCTATCTGCAACAATTGCCGCGGCGAGCTCGTAAACGCAAATGTAAAACGACGGCAATTCCATGCCGATTATTTCATTCATGAAACTTTGATCTTGGTCTTTATCAAAGTTTATGTCGAAAAAATATTTATCTATCACTCGACCGCTAGGCCCAGCAAAGTGCATTTGCTCCTTTATTTCCTCTTCCTGAACGGATCTTGAGGTGGATAGGTGGAGAAATTTTACACATTCAGAGAATGTGATTACTTTTGATATTTCGATTGGCGCTGAAAGCTCGTTGATTCTGGCGTTTTCCGCTGCCTGAACAACTTGCATAGCAATAGACATCGCGCACTTGCCAGTTTCATTTTGGAATCTTTCAAAGAAAGACATGTCGGCATTTAGATCAAAACTAAGAAAGCCGATCTGTGATGTGACTGAGCACTGCTGCATTATTCTAACCTCCCAGAGCAAGCAATTGATGATGGATTAGGAATCGCAAGCTCGAACGGACCATATAAAAGTTGTTCGAATGTTGAATCGTACACTTTCAGTCCGGCGGGAGATCCATCAGCTTTTACAAATAGATTTCCGCTTGCCATATCAAAAACAGAGCTAGCAACTGCTGGCTTATGCAAAATAACGGTTGATGTGAATCCGTCATGCACATAGATGCCGTTATTAAGCGTATTTACCACAGTGTCACCGTTACTGCTTACAGACACGTCAGTTGCGTTGCCTGAGGCTACAAAGCTTTCAGTTTGCAGCATGGTATCGCCATCACGCTTTAATATATTAGCCCCTCCTGTTGTGTATATGATATCACCGCTTGCATCAACGACCACAGACTGAGCGTTCGGCAGTGGATCTATCCTTTCTGGGGTAAGATTTGGTCTAAACCTTACCAGCTCTTCTGTGCCTGCGTTACTATCCACACCGATTGCATAAACAAGCCCCGTCGAGTCAATGCTAGATATTTTAAAATCCGTATAAGATGGCTTTATTGGAGCGTTGTAAAAAGATACTTCCTCTCCGTCAGTGAGCCTGACAACTCTAACAACATTACCGTCAAAATAATGAACCGTGTTATCAAACAATGTGTCAGCATTGGAAAATGCGCTGCTTGAATTCAGCGTGATGCTAAATGTTGCCACCGCGCCATTGGGGTTAGTTTGAGTGACACTGGTAACGTATGAGCCAAATTGTTTTGTTGAGCCGTCAACCGAGTTTAACTGCTGAAATGTTAGCAGGCTTCTACCCCCTACGGCGTTCTTGATGATTTCTATCCCAACATCATTAAACGCCAATAGCTCAATAGTGTCATCTTGCGTCCTGGTGCCGTTATCGTCTGCAATTTCTCGCCAATTACCGGAATGCTTGCATGTAACGTCGATTAATGGGTTTGATCTTGTTACTGTCCCCGACGTCTCGCACCCAACAACAACGAAATCACCAGAATCTTCATCGAAAACCGTATAGTAGACTTGAGTACCGGAAAATCCAGCCATAACAAAATCCTAAGTGTTTGCGGGAAAATAGCCGCAATCTTTTCTTGCTGAATTGAATGTGTAATTTACCGTTGCGGTTGCGCCGTTTGGGTTTGTATTTGCGGCTGAAGCAACATGAAAGACACCCCTGAAAACACGCTCTGTTGGGAACTTCTCGTTCACCATTGTCAAGAATAGCGCACCGCCAGTCCTGTCCAGCACTTTGTCTTGTAGCAATTGCTGTAAAGTGTCTGACATAGCAGTTCCATCAAGTGTAAAATCTGCCGTTCTGGTGCCGTTATCGTCTGCAATTTCTCGCCAATTGCCGCTTGATACGTTGGTAGTGTCAATCAATGGATTTGAAACTGTTAGTGAGTTGCTAGTAACAAATCCAGCCGCCGTATAGCCAGTGGGGAAATCTGAGGTTGACGGAAAGCCAGCGTTTTCAGCCTCCGCAATGTACACAATGTAGTTAGTTCCTGACTGTCCAGCCATAATAAAACCTTTTAATTTAATTTTTCAACAATGAATAGTTGGATCTCAAGAGGTCGTATATAGTGCTCTTCGCTTCTCTCCGAGTCACCAATACCACAACCCACCACCTCAGCAACCGCCGTGCCACTTTCCAAAAACCTGTTTAAAGGGTAAGCAGATCTTATCTGATCTGCAATTTCAACTTGCCCCAGCCAACCGCTTTTCACCGGCACTGATATTTCACAAACCAGTGTAGCGTTAAATGACTGCGTTCCTTCTTTTGACTCTTTTAAGGGTTCATCCATTTCAATCTCTGCGGAAACTGAATATTTGCCTTTTTCAGAATCAAAATTTCCAACCTTTACGGGAACAGGCACCGGAGTAACTAATCCGCCGGACGTTTCATTTACAACTATTGATAAATCTAATAACGGCGTGTATATAGCAGTGAATAAATCTGTGTAATTCATCTAAACCGCCTTTCAATAGCACGCCTTATTTTATTCAGATCAACCATCCCTTTCGGTGCTTGCTTACTGTATCCGCGCCTAGATCTTATTTCATACGCTTTAATGTATTTGTTGTAGGTTCCTACCCTTGGGTTTTTCTTATACCTACCCTCTTGGACTACATGAGCGTAAACTCTAGCGTTACCAAACCTGATAGTTTTACCTAATATACTTTTCCCAGAAAGAATACCTTTCACGTAAGACCGTCCTTTTCTTTTGTTTTGCTTTTCTATTCCTTTTAGGGACTGGTTAACAGATACCTCCCAACTACCCCTAAGAGTACCTTCGGTTGATTGAACGCCGACGGGAGTTTTTTCTATGATATCTGAGATGTGCGGTATCAACACTCCATCACGCACTTCTTTGTTTACAACGCGCTCAGCTTCTTTGCGCGTATCAGCAACCATTTGCTTTATTTGATGTTCGATATCAATCATTGCGCTAAAATAACAACCTGCTGCACTGTTTCGGTCCCTTGCTTTATTTTCCTGATCATTTTTATTTCCCTGCTCTGACCATTCAGTAAAACCCTGTCAGATTGGCTGACTATAACCCTTGCATCAACTGTAATTGCATCAAGAGTGATAAAAAATGAGTCTCCTCGGTCACTCTGCTCTATATCTACAGTACCTAGATTCCCGCTCAAAAAATAAGGCGGGCCGTCGATGTAGTCAACGCCACCTGTACGCTGATCCTGAGCTCTAGTGACGGGAGTGAATTCAAACGTGTCAACTTCACCAGAATGAATTTCTAGACCTCTTTGAAATAGAAACTTTGCTTGATCTGGCTTCATGCTATTGCAAAAACTGGCGTGCTTGAATCCGAGTTGAGAAACTTTTTAAATTTTCCGCCAGTAAATCCATTCAGCACGTTTAAATATTTTTCGTGACTTTGATTAACAAGATCAAATCCAGTGCTATCACCAAAAGTTTGCTTGCTTACTGATGGATAAGCTTGCTCAAGCAGGTGGGCTGTGTAATAAAGCTCCACTTGCTTAAGCGTTGGCGCGTTAAAGCTTGGGTTTACGGCAGAAAATCCGTCAACAATAGTGGTGGCAGTGTCAATAAACGAATCGTACTCGCTATTTTCGGCGCTACTATCCTTTATTGTTCTGACTTCTTCCGCAGTTACCCTAGCCATGCATTTTACGCCTTCACAGTTGATTCAAGTTTTTTGATTTCAGCTTTTAGACGAGCATTTTCTTCATGCAACTCATCAGAACCTTGAGAGTCTTCCAGCTCCTTCTCAAGCTCAGCCACTCTTTTTTTAAGCCTATCAACTTCACTTGTAAGCTCTTTTATTTTCACTGTCGCTTGGTTTGGGTTTGCGGCGCTGGCATCTCCTGCCTTTTGAAGGTGAGACTTGTTTTTAATAAAGTCTTTGTGCTCCAAGCTAACAGTTTCACCAATCGGAATTTCCCTTCCGTTAACAACAAAACCCAAAGCAGTTACTGTGTACTTTTGTTTAGCCATAATTAATCCGTAACGTTAATTTTGGACACGGCAATTTTGCTTGACGCATCTTGAATAAATAGAGGTGAATGCTTAGCAGCAGAAACCCACTTTCGAGAGAGCCACTGATTTGCACCAGCTCCGTTATTCGGAATAGGCAGGGTTTGAATTGAATTAGATCCGCCGTAAACGTGCTTCACGGTTCTCATTTCCATTTCCACAATACAGATCGTAGAGTCAGGTAAGAATGGATCTACTTTTACGCCGTTTTCAGCAACTTTCTCGTGCAGCGTGAGCTGCTGTCTGAGCGGGGATGTTTGCTCACCAACGATGTAGTTTTTATTGAATCGTGCTGACAAATTTGAGCTGTAATAAATACACAGTGACTTTGCCATTATCCCGCTTTCAACATAAGCATCAAGCGCCCCAATTTCGTCAAGAATGACGTTATACGGGTCAGTCCCCAGCGCTGCGTTAACTGATCGCCCACCAGTCACTGTGGTTAATCCGTAAATCGGACGACTTCCACCGTTGCCAATGTCAATGCTTAAATCAGAGCCATTTGCATACATATCTGAAAGCGTTTTAAAAACTGAGTAAACACCGTTGGAGATAGTGGACTGCAGAACTTGAGAGCTTTCGATGTTTGTTAAGTTAAGCTCAAAAGGTTTGTAAGTTACAGGAACAAGAACGCTTCTTTGCTTGAAAGAGGTCGTCTCAAAACCAGAGAATTCTGTTATCTCTGTTTGCTGCTGCGCGCCAGACATTTCAGACGCAGTATTTTCCGTGTACGCTGTCTCACCAAGTGTAATTGTGGCGTCAGTCGGCGTCATCGCAAGATCAGAGTAAAACCCAGTGTTTTTCCGGTATGTTTCTGAGATTGCTTGACCTATGGCGTAATATGCATTTAACGTCACGCCGCTGCCCTGATTTGCATAAGCGGTTTTAATCCTTTTAATGCCGCCCTGTAGGGATTCGCCATTTCTCAAGGAGACAACGCTGGTTCTTTTCTGCGTCGCCGGATCTATGATTGCAAATTCTCGGGCTAACCCGCTGTTATTTTGAATTAGAGCTTGTGTTATTCCACTTTTAAACTCATCGCCAAGCCCGAGCGCGGCTTCTGCCATACTTTGATCGATCATTTTAGCACCACCTTGATTTCAACTGATTGAGAACCGCCAGAATTATCGACTGAATTTTTAAAAACGCCAATTTCATTTCCGGCAACGCCAGTTGCCGCAACGTCGCCAGACGCCGCAGCGTAGGCGCTACCACCAAAATCCGCAGTCTCGCCAGCCGCAAGATAAAGCGTGTATTCTTTTCCGCTTGCGCCAAATAGCATTGTCATTCCAGAGCCTGCTGGGATTTCATCCCCAAAAGACAAAAAGCCGTTAGGGCTTTGCTGTCCAGCAATCAGCCGCTTTTGACCTGTAGTTGCGTCGGCTAAAACCGCCTCGCCAGAGTTAACGTTAATCAATTTTCCAACGAGTATTACTTCGCTGGACGCTAGGTCAACCGAAACAGATCTTCCGGTTGCATCTACCATGCTAGTACTCATAATTAATTCACCAAAAAGTCAATGTCTGCTGGTTCAGGCTTTCCACCTTCGCCAATCGAGTTGATTTCACTGCCTTTATCATCATTTTTGAAATGAGCTTCAAGCGCTTCGTCAGGCCAGCTTTTGAAGTCTTCGGCAGTTTTACCTTGGCTGTTTTGCACCGCTGTTTTTACTAGCTCGTCACGTTTTGCCTTTTTTGCGTTTACGAATGCAGTGAACTCGGTTTTTTGCGCGATCATTTCTTTGGCTTCGTCAATGTCGAAGCCAAGTTCTCTTTTGAAATTTTCAATCGTCGCGTTAATCACCTCTTGAGAAGAGAACGCATTAACAATAGCTGCAGCTAGCGCCGCTGGATCGTGCTGGTTTGCGCTCATGGCCTGCATATGCTGACCAATGTTAATATTTTTTTGGAGTGCGTTGGAGATTACTTGCGTAATCAAAGCCGGAGTATCAAAACTCGGCTTAATTTGCGTTTCTTCCGGCATTTTTTTACCTTCTTTCGTGTTGTGTATCTGAGTGCCAAACTCTTTTCCGGCGGCATCCTCACCTATCAGGATTGCGATATGATTTAGATCTGCCTCAATCATTCTCATTTTGTACGCGGAGCCATTTTTAACTCCGCTTTCAACCACTGCCAGCCCGTCGCCGCCAGTAGACAACCCGATTTCCTTTCGTTTTTTAACCGCGTCAATGTAACGATTTACCAGCTCAAGTCCTTCCGATCTTGACAGGTTAGTTACAAGAGATACTCGCAGCTCGCCATTTTCAAAAGAGGCGCTTTCCACGGATGTAAACGCATACCCATTTTCTAGCGCCTTTGCGCTTTCCGCCGGAAGCATTTTCCCTTCAACTTCTGGTGGATGGGAAATTGGGGCGAGAATTCCAGTGGCCTGTTTGGCCATTGATTCTACCACTTCGCTAGGATATAGCTGCTGATTCATTACCGTTTCAGCGACAGCGGCAACCCCTCTGACGCGCATGTATTGATCGCCGTCACGGGTAAACTCTTCGTATGTTGATGGTGAGAATTTGTTTAAAATCCTTACCGATACTTTTTCAGATTCAGACATTTAACATCCTTGGATTCTCGATAATCAAATTAAGCCACTCAACGTTAAAGCCGACTAGCTGAGCGCTTACCTTTTTGTCAGTTTTGTCTAACTTTAAAACGCAACGGCAGTTATAGGGAGACACCCTACTGTTAATTGCAGCTTGTCGCGGCGTGAATTTTTTTTTGTGCCATCCCGCGTGAAGATGTCTCACTATGGGATCATCTCGCGTTATCCAAACAACCTTGCTGCCAATTTCCGCAGCGGAGTTTAATTGCGCGTCACGCAAAGATAACTGCCCGCTGGTTCTGATTATACGGTTTAAGTTATTCTTAAATATTCTAAATGATTTTTGAATTCTATTCTTGACTTTGGAATATATCAAGTTTTTTATTGACTTTGG